CCACCGCTTCGTATTGAACACGGGCTTGCCGTCCGGGCCCTTGTCGCCCTCGGCCTGCTCGTCGTTGCCCCGAATGTCCATGCTGATGTAGTCGAGCGACTCGCGCCCATCGTGGCCGGGCTCACCGCGCGATGGCAGCTTGCCCTGCTCCTCCCGCACGACGCGGCGAGCCTGCGCCCAGTAGGTGCCGCCGCCCTCGTAGAACGTCACGAGCACATCGCGCAGCAGCCTCAGCCGCTCCGGGCTCCGCTTGGTCTTGCTGTTTGCCTGTTTCATGGTGCTAGCTCCTCTGTGTTACACCCGGTGCCGCCGGGTCGGTGCGCTGCTCAATCGAAGCGCCGGCCGCACGCTAGCATGCCGGGGTGGTGGTCGTCAACCTCTCGTTGTCAGGCTGTGTCAGGCCCCGGGCGTCGGCACGACTGGCAGCGGCCCCACCTCCCGGGCGACCGCCTGCGCACGTGCCACGCTCTCCGCTCGGGCCGCAGCGTATGCCGCCCCAGCGAGCCCCAGCCGCCACGTCGCCCGCTGTAGCACGCCCCGGGACCGCTGGCGCTTAGACCGCACTGCCCAGTAGTGGCGAAGCTCAGGCGTCGCGACGGGCGCGCTGCCGGTGGTGTACTTGATCCGCTGGTACTCAGCCTGCAATGCGAAGCCCGACACGCGGGCGGCGTCATAGTCAGCCTGTGCCGCTGTCACGCGGTCATGTGCGCGTCTAGCACGCTCCGCTGCGTTGCGCAGGATCAACTCGTATCCGTCTAGGTGCTGCTCGGTGCCGGTCATGATGTCCCCCCTCTGGTTGCAGCCGCGCGGATTGCGCTGCTGTCTAGCAGTCAGATTGTCTCATGCACCGAGGGAGAATGCAGGTAAACCGTCTAGCAGAGACGTTTGCTAGATGCACTATGCGAGGGGTGGCGCGGACTAGCCGAGGGAAAATGGAAGGGTCGCATAGACTTAACTGTTTGATTGTTAAAGCACTAGATGATCGCTAGACGAGATAGACGAGGGTTAGACAGGAGAGAGGCGACCGCACGCGCACTTGATCGAACAGCTTGACCGCCTAACCCTCGCGCATGAGGAGGTCTACTCTGGCAAACCTCGTCTATCTCGTCTACCTCGTCTAGTTCTTAATCAAATCAATGGTATAGCCTAGACGGAACCTTAGCGGGTGGTAACACCACCTCGTCTAGGGATCATCTATTACCTTGGCAATCAGACAGTTAGGCTGCTAGACGCTTTCGATGGCGTGCGCTCCCCACCGTTAGACAGTCGAGCAGCCGGCCGCGCATACCCTCGGATACCCGGTGAGCGCCACAGGTAGACAGCGGGCCGGGCGGACGCGACAAAGCATGCTTGTTCGGCTGTCGGGTAGTGGCATTGGGGGTAAAGGGATCGCCGGGCCGGCACGCTTGTCCCCCCGCCGCGTACGCGACAAGGCTACTTTAGGATGTGTAAACAATTTAACAATCGAACAATATGTCGGCACATACGGGGGACTGCCGACGTGCGAATCTTTTTGCGAATCCCCCACTTGACGTTCAGTAAATTTTTGGGCATACTGTCGGCATGAGTAAAGAAACCAACAGCGATCTGCCAGTTGTCCCGCATCCGGCCCAGCCGATGCCGCCGAGCAACTCCTTCTATGAGCGGCTTGCGGCGCCACTACCGGATACGCAGACGCGCGACGGGAAGGGGGAGACCGTCGCCGAACGTGAGGCCCGGCGCCTGACAGCACGACTGGGGGAGGGTTACGTGCCCGAGTCCGGCGCCGACCTCACGTTCGATCCGCGGATCGCGTACAGCATCGCGCTCGGGCTCAGCAGCCCCAGCGAGGTGATCGCCAAGTATGGCTTGACAATGGAACAGGGCAAGGCCCTGATTGCGATGCCGGGGTTCGTCGCGACGGTGAAGAAGTACCGTGACGAGATTTCAACACAGGGGGTGAGCTTCAGGCTGAAGGCCAAGATTCAGGCCGAGGACTTGCTCACGCACAGCTACGTCCTAGCGACCGACCCGGAAGTTCCGGCGGCGGTGCGCGCCGACCTGATCAAGTGGACGGCGAAGATGGCGGGGCTGGAGCCGGAGGGGAAGGGGGAGAAGGGGGGAGGCGGCGGCTCGGGGTTCTCGCTCAGCATTACGTTTGCGGGTTCCCCGATGCCGGCCGTTGTGGGCGGGCGCACCATCGACGTAACACCGGGGAGGGTGGAGTGAGGAACGAGTTCTGCCTGCTGCTGGAGTTGTTCGCCGGGGAGGGCGGTAACAGCCGGGGGCTTTACTGGGCTGGTCGGTCGAACCGGGTCGAGGCTGGCCCGCGCGGGATCGAGGCGACCTACAGCCCGCACAAGGCGCGGAGGATTCCTCTTGATTTGCGCGACGTGGCCGAGGCGCTCGCTGGGGCGCTGAACAAAATTCCCCAGCCCAACAGCGATGGTGTCGTCGATGTCTGGCGCGTCATCGAGCACGGGTTCATAACTCACGAGGAGGGCTGACATGCAACCAACGTGGATGTACAAGAGTAACTTCGAGATTCTGTTCAAGGACTCGCCCGATTACTTCGCCGTGTTCAATGCGCGGCTGATCCTCGCGCCGAACGGTTGGGTCATCTTCTACGTGTTCGATGGGGACAGGTTCGTGAGACAGGAGATGTACCCGATCCAGCACATCCATCGGATCAAACAGCTTCCGATTAAGGGAATGACAGCATGAGCACCCCGGACAAGAAGCCGCTGACCGACGACGAACGCGCTGCCCTCGCCGAGGCGCTTATACTGGTGACCGAGGAGGTCGAGGTGCTCGCCACGATGATCAAGACCCAGTTGATCCACATCGCGGGATGTGCCGAGCAGACGCATCGCGCGCTGGTGGTGAGGGCAGTCGCGGAGAACGTGTCCTCGATCATGCTCCTCATGCGCATGGTCGGTTGGTCGGAAGACACGCTGCTCGGCCGCATGATCGCCGATCCGGTGTCGTTCCTCGCCGCGGCGAAGAAGGATCGCCAAGCCCGCACGGAGTGGTACAAGGAGCCCGAGGGTGCGCCGAGAGTTCAATACGAGGGTGCCCCGCTGATCACCGGTAGCGAGAAGCTGCTGACGGCGCTGTTCGAGCAGAACGTTACCGGCGCCGCGAGCCCGAGGGTGCTGACGCCGGCCGAGCAGGTGGAGGGCTTCGATCCCGCGCTCGTCGCGAAGGTGACCAACGTGGACTCGGGCAGCAAACAATGAGTGAGGATCAGAAGGTCGTGTCGTTGGTGCGTTCCTGCGACCCCGCAACACAGGGGACGCTGGTCGATACGGTCATCGCCAGCCTGATGCGCAGCAAGGAGGCGCTGTCGAAGTCCTCGTTGGCCGTCATGGTCTTCGTGACGCCCGACGGGCATATCGCGGTCTCGGCTCATGGCCGTGACATGGAGGCATACGAGGTCGCTGGCATCCTCGCCGCGGCCCAGCACGTCATATTTGGCCAGTCGAGGTCGTAACATGGCTCTGCCTCCCAAGATCGACATCGACGGCGTGCACGCTGCATGGCTGCTCCCTTGGGGGAAGCGCCTGCTCGCCGCGGCCAAGCGGTCGTTGCCGTTCGGCGTGCGCCGGTTCGTGCTCGACAGCGGGGAGAAGGTGACAATCTGGTGGGGTTATTCTCGCGACCGCATCAAGTTGGAGGCGGCGGTACTGTTCGGAGTGATCACTGCGCTCGCCACTGGTCCGACTCGGCGGTTCAAGGGCTTCGTGGATGAGTCGGAGCACGTTACCTATAAGTGGACAACGACGCTGCCGCAACTCGGGACGGATAGCCCGGGAAGCTGGAACAAGGGCCGGAACGTGGCTATTACCTCCTCGGAGGTGTCTCCGGTCATCGTAACGAGCAATGACTCGTCGGACAACTTCAACCCCTCCGGGGACGGGGGTGCGGTCTATGCCTCGCATAATGGCCAGACGGTCGTGTTCGTGGAGCGTTTTGCGTCAGGGGATATTGCCATTACCGATGTCCCGTTCGAGTACAACACCCTCACGCGAGGGGCCTCCCCCCTCTGGTCGGAGAGCATTTTCCAGCCTGTCGCCGCGGAATTTGCCACCATGATGGGTGATCTCGGCGACGCCATTGAGACCCTGACCGGCCCCCTGATCGGGGGCGACTATGAACTCGTCCTCACGGTCACCGAGAGCACCATGCCGGGGACGTTCTCGGGGGACAATTTCATCGAGATCGCCACGCGCTCACCTCGTAGTGTATGGCAGACCACCGGTAACTTCCTCCCGTTCGCGGTGCTCGATGTCGCCGGAGGTTTCCCATACAGTGATGTCCTGACTCATGCGGGTTACCTCACGGACGATGACGACACTGGCACGTCGAATCCCGACGGTACGGCTCGGGTAAAGTACCGGTTCGAGCGGCATCTGATCACCTTCAGGTCGTTCCAGTATGCCTATCTCGTTGATAGACTCATGGGTGTTACCGCCTTGGTCTTCTCTGACGTGGCAATCTACACGCGAGGACTCTGGCTGCGGGCGACGAACACAGCCGCCGAGGGAGACCCCGAGACCTATACCAGCGTCGAGATCATTCACCAATGGATGGTCGATGACAGCATCTGTCTCGACCAGTACGGCGCGGCCAACGTGTTCTCAGGCGACACAGCACACCATAACGCCGCTCGCCCGCTGGCGGTCGTGGACACGGCGGGGGCGGTGACCATCGGCGTCTCGTATTCGGAGTTCGGCACTGGCACCGGAGTGCAGGGTCCGGGCTTCCTGCACCCCGACATCTCTGCCACGCTGGCGTACATCTGGCAAGCGCCGAACACTGTGCTCACGGTGTACGACACGGCCGATCCATCGACCTCGCTCACGCGCGCTTCGGGCACGGAGACCATCACGTATGACATCGTACGCGAGGGCCTCACGGAATACACCAACAGCATTGCGAACCCGGTTAGTGACTCGGTGATAGAGTCGGGTATCATGGGGCCACAGAGCAATCCCGGGGCTCAAGTCGCCTTCGCGTTCAACTTCGATATGGCTTTGTCCCCCCCGTCGGAATACACAGTGATCAGGGAGGATCAGGCGTGGGGTGAGGAGGTCTACGATTGGGTGAGCGTGCGATGGTCACTCTCCAACTCGTTTGCCGCTGGTTACCAGCATCGACTGGTCACCAACTTCGACAACCCTGATCCCGGGTTTACGCACACGGTCTTCGTCACCGGCATGGAAGTACATGAAGACCCCGAATGGGTGAAACGGCTCTTTATCTCGAACACGGATGACCGGGTGTGGTACACCCAGTATTCTGCCGATCTGAGCTACATCCGCAAGCATACAATCACTTTTGATCCTGATCTTCTGGATTACGTGGTTACCTTCGTGGACATCCAAATTCCACCCACGCTGACGTTTGACGGGACAGACAGCACTTCAAGTCCGGTGGTGATTCCTTTCGACGCCTTTGAAGAAGGACGCCTCGCATGATCAAGTTGAACCTCTCGGGCTCGCCGGTCGCCTCGGCCTTCATGCAGAGCGATGCGCGCTTCCGCCTACTCCATGGGCCGTTCCGCTCGGGTAAGTCGGTGACCTCGATGGTGGAGATCGTCAAGCGCGCGATGCAGCAGAAGCGCGACAAGACTGGCTATCGCCGGACACGCTGGGCCGTCGTGCGTAACACGATGCCCCAGTTGCGTGACACGACCATGAAGACGTGGTTCGACTGGTTCCCCGATGGCGGGGGCGCCGGCTGGTACAAGGAGACAGGCAAGACGTTCTTCCTCGAATTCGACGACGTGCGCGCCGAGGTGCTGTTCCGCGCGCTGGATGACGCGGCCGACGTGAAGAACCTGCTATCGCTCGACCTGACCGGTGCCTACATTAACGAGTCGCGCGAGACCGCCCGGGAGATTCTGGAAGGTCTGGATGGTCGTATCGGCCAGTACCCGAAGATGGATGACGGTGGGCCGACATGGTATGGCATGTGGGCCGACACCAATCCACCCGAGGAAGGTTCGTACATGTGGGCGATGATGGAGGGACTCGACCCGGATGACATGACCAAGAAGAAGTCGAACGGCTGGATCGTATTCAGGCAGCCCGGGGGCATGGTGCGTTGCCAAGCCGGCGAGATCGCCGAGGTCGTGCTGAAGAACGGTTGGGCCCTGCGCACCAACTCGAACGCGGACAACATCAAGAACCTGATCCCGGGTTACTATGGTAACCTCGCGAAGGACAAGGCCGATGAATATGTGAAGGTCTTCATCATGGGCCTCTATGGCCAGAGCAAGGCGGGCAAGCCGGTGCATCCTCTGTTCGACCCGGATTTCCATATCTCGCGGGACATTCTGATTCCGAACCGTCACCTGCTACTCTTGATCGCCGCGGACTTCGGGCACACACCTGCCTTCGCGCTCAAGCAGCAGGATGCGTATGGGCGCGTGCTCACGCTGGACGAGATTGCCACCGAGGGCATGGGGCTCGACCGGGCCATCAAAACGAGGTTGAAGCCCCTCTTGAACAACAAGTACGACGGCTTCAATATCCGGGTCACTGGTGATCCTGCCGGCAATACCGGAGCGCAGACCGACGAGAAGTCCTGCGTGGACATCTTCAACATGAACGGGTTTAAACGCGTCAAGTTCGCGTACTCCAACAATCCGATCCATCGGATGAACGCGACGGACCATTTCCTACAGCGGCGCACCGAAGTCGGCGCCGGCTACCTAATTGGTCCGAACTGCCCGTACTTGATCAGGGGGATGAAAGGCGGGTATCATTACAAGATTAGCAAGACTGGGATCACCTCGACCGAGGTTGACAAGAACATCTTTTCGCACATCTGCGAGGCGGGCCAGTACGGTGACATGTTCTTCTTCAAGGTGAGTGGGGACATGTCTGGTGACCGTGACCTGAACGAGTACCTGAAGCAAGTCCAGACCCGCGGCTCGCGCGGCAACTACACGAGGAGGACGTAATGACTGATGACGTTGGCGTACCGCAGGTGAACGAGGAGCAAGTGAAGCGCCTTGGTGTTCGACTGCGCGACGCGTTCGAGCAGTACAAGAAGGATCGTCGTGAGACCGAACTCCAGTGGCTCCGAAACCTGCGCCAATTCCGCGGCATTTACGATCCCGAGATCAAGAAGAACATCTCTGCCGACCAATCGTCGGCGTACCCGAAAATCACCCGCACGAAGGTCATCGGCACCGTCTCCCGTTTGATGGAGATGCTGTTTCCACAGACCGAGAAGAACTGGGGCATCGCCCCGAGCCCGCTGCCGGATTTGTCCATCGGCGACACACAGGCAGTTCTCGACCAGTTGCAGGCGGAGAATCCCGGCACCGAGTTGACAACCGAACAGATCGAGGCCGCGGTGTTCGACTACGCCAAGGAAAAAAGTGAGCGCATGAGCATGATGATGGAGGATCAACTCGACGAGGTCGAGTACATCACTCTCGCGCGCCGTATCGTCTTCAGCGCCGTTCTTTATTCGGTCGGCATCCTGAAGGGTCCACAGGTCATCAACAAGAAGTCCCGCACGTGGACGAAAGACCCGCTCAATGGCCAGTACAAGGCGACCGAGATCGAGAAGTACGTGCCGTTCTACGAGGTCGCGTCGGTGTGGGACTGGTATCCCGACCTGAGTGCGAAGTCGCTGAAGCAGATGGACGGCTCGTTCTTCCGTCACGTGATGTCACGCAATCAGGTTTCGGAACTTACGAAGCGCCCCGATTTCATGGCCGAGGTACTGCGCAAATGGCTCGCCGCAAACCCACAGGGTAACTACAAGGAGCTTCACTGGGAGACCGAGCTTCGCACGAAGGGGGACCGCAGCAATCTCACCGATCTCTCGGGTCGCAAGTACGAGTTGTGGGAATACTGGGGCATGGCGAGTGGGCACGAATTGAAGGCATGCGGCGTTGCCGTGAATGAGGCCCAACTCGCCTCCGAGTTTGAGGTGAACATGTGGGGCATTGGCGACACGATCATCAAATCGAAGTTGAATCCGTATGAGGCTCGCATCCGCCCGCACCACGTCTTCATCTACGAGGAGGACGACATTAACCTGCTGGGTAATGGCCTCCCGCAAGTGATGCGCGACAGCCAACTTGCCATCTGCGAGGCGACTCGGATGCTACTCGACAATGCGAGTGTGGTGTGTGGGCCGATTCTGGAGATCAATTCCAATCTGCTCGTCCCGGGTCAGTCACTCGACATCCACGCGTTCAAGACGTTCCTACGCGAGGGTCAAGGTCAGGACGCGAGCGCGCGAGCCGTACAACAAGTGACGGTCGATGGACACCTCGTCGAATTGAAGGGTATCGTCGATATGTTCCGTGACATGGCGGATACCGAGACCGCGCTGCCGCCCTCCGCAATGGGCGACGTGACGCGCGGTGGCTCCGAGGCGTTGCGCACGCAGGGTAACCTGTCGATGCTGCTGGGCGCCGCGGCCCTGCCGATCCGCGACACCGTGCGCAACTTCGACACGTTCACGACCAGCTTTATCTCGTCGTTGTACCAGTGGAACATGGAGTTCAACGATGACGAGACGATCAAGGGTGACTACAGCGTGATTGCTCGGGGCTCAACGTCCCTGATCGCGAAGGAGGTTCGCTCGATCAACCTTGATCAATTCGCTGCGACGCTGACTCCCGAGGAGCGCGCGTACCTCGACACCGAGAAGGTGCTGAAGGAGCGCATGAAGGTCCGTGATCTTCCGGCCGATCTCCTTGCGCCGAAGAAGGACGTGGAGCGGAAACTTGCCGAGCAGGCAGCGGCAGCGCAAGCGACAGCGGAACAACAACGGCGCATGGGCGATGCGCAGATTCGCGAGATGATCGCCGGGGCATTCAAGGACTTCGCACTCGCCATCAAGGCGCAGACGGGGGCGAACGTGGACACATTCAACGCGCTAGTGGAGGCCATCGCAAATGGACAACAAAGTGAGGGGGCAGGAAAGGGAACTAAGGGAACTGCTGCATCGTGAGAGTCAGAGCCCGGGAGTTAGGGCTCTTGTGGCTCTCGCTGTGGTGGAACGGGACATGGCGCTCGCAACGTGGCGCCGGGCCCGAGGGGAGGAGGAGATGGCGCGGCATCAGTCGCGCTTCAACTCCATGCAGGACATCATCGATTTGATCACCAAACGGCCCGAGCAGTTTCAAGTGGCCGAACAGAGGAGGGGACAATGACGACCGAGAAGAAGGACACGACCGCGGAAGATTTCGACACCGCGTTTGGCGAAGCCGTTGCCGCGTTGGAGACCGTGGAAGTAACAACCAAGCCCGGTACGCCGGCCGCGACGCAGCAGACCGATCCTGCGGACGAGACGCCCGCG